CATGAACTCGGGCAATATCTTCTTTGGTGAACTCGGTTTCACCCTTAACTGACACAGGTTTGATACCCAATTGCTCTGCAATTGCCCACCACCCGCTGCTGTAGTCAACGAGTACGCCATCCATATCGAGATATAAAATGTACTCCGAATTTTTCATTAAAATAAATTGACACCCGAATTTTTCTATAGTACTATAGTACAGTACAAAGAATAAAAGAAATAAGTACTAAGAATAGGAAAAGAGAATAGTACTTAATACAGCAAATTATCCCGATTGAATGGATTGATGTAAGTAAAATGCTCCTTTACTGGTGGGTTTTCTTCTCCACCCTGTTGTTTATCAATCTTCGCTTTGTACTTGTTATACAACTCAGGATTAGCCTTCAATGCTGCCGCAAACTTTGGATTCTTCTTAGCAGTTGCTTCAATTTCTTCGGGACTAATGGTATGAACCTCATGAGTCTTCGGGTGTTCCCATTCAATATCATTTCCCGACACCGTAACCTTACCATGTTTATCCCCGGGGGTGGCAGCGCCTTTAGCTTGTGGTGCAGTATCAGGCTGTTTTCCCTTATCTGGTTCGGGCTTACCTGTTGGTTGACCGGGTTCTCCCGTGGGATAGGCAACTTTCCCAGTTTTGGGATCAATCGTTGGCAGCTTTCCTGTTGTTTTCTTGGGCACCGACCCACCCGGAGAAGAAATGGGTGCTGTTGGCGTTGTAGTTGGCGCAGGACCGCTTGCAGGCTTAGAAACGGGTGCTGTTGGGGGTGTACTTGGGGCAGGTGCTCCTGCGGGCTTGGATACAGGTGTTGATGGAGCCGAAGCGGGAGATGGGAGGATTTTCCCCATTCCTCCTTTAGCCTTGTCTCCTTGAGCCTTAAACTCCTTCTCTTTATTCAATGCCGCCTTAATTAATTCCTCACTTGTGATGTCCTCCAATTTTGCAAATTTCTGCCTTAATTCCATCCATCCTGCCGACACCCATTTTGTTGCTTCTGGCTCTCCATATTTTAGTGCGACCAATGCCATAACAGCATCTTTGAATGATGGGAATTCAGATATTTTTGATGGTTTCAATGACGGGAACTTCTCAAAGTATCCAACATATGCCAGTGAGTCTTCCCATTTTTTGGCACTTTCATACTCACCTTTTAATTTCTCTTTGACCGCCGCTTGGTCAATTTCAACCCACTGTTTTGTATCCTCATCTTTATAAGAAATATTACCGACAGTATCATCCAGACACTTGATTGGAAATATCTTCTTTCCACGTTTGGATTTGAACTCCATAGACTTGCGGTAAGTAGTAACCATCAATGCCCGTTGGAAAACGTCCTCTTCTTTCTTGATAGCAGCAAGAACGTCTGGTGGTGCATTCTTTAACTTACTTTCAGCATTTGGGTTAGACGCCTGAACCACCTTACCAACTGAAAATTGATTAGAATGGCCCGGCGTTGTAGCTCCTGCTTCTGAGGATACATGATTATCCTGAAATTGCATAATCATCAATGGCTTACTTTTTTTACCATTCTTCTCGGAGACAACATAGATTCTATTTAATCCCTTGGTGCAATTCCAAAAAACTGCAATTGTAACTCCCGGTAAGTCTGGAACATCCGGCTTTAGTTTTACCGGCTTCACTTCAATTGCAAAATTATGGGTGGGATGTTTACTAAACTTGCCGTGGAAATTGTATAAGAATTCCCCCGGAATTTCCTTTTCTTCCGAATCTCCCGGGTCTTCCGAATCTGGCTCTTCCTCTGGCGCAGCCACCCCAATTTTTTTCGGCTTCGGATTGGAGTGAATTTCTTTCAATAGCCATCCTTTGGATTCTTTGGTCAATGATGGTTTGGTTAATGATGGGCCACTATAATCCACTGGCAATTCTGCGGTAAAGAACTTTCCAGTACGGGCTTCATCAGATGTTACCGCATCGTTAATAATTCTTATGGCGTGTAGAATTATGTACGGAATTTCATTCGGAGTGATAGTCCCACCTTCCCCACCTTGCATTCCTTGGTCAGCGGCAGGAGCAGGCGGCTGCTGTGTAGCATCTGGAGCCGCACCACTTGGTTGTTGTGGAGGTTGTTGAGGTTGCTGTGTAGCATCTGGAGCCGCACCACTTGGTTGTGGAGGTTGTTGTGGAGGAACACCCGCACCGGGAATTACAGGAGGCGCACCTTGGCCCTTTATGTCTCCAAGACCTTGAAGAACTTTGAGTTGCTCCACAGTTTTCTGCATATTTCCTGCCGCTTGCCATCCTCCTTTTGATGGTTGCATTTTAGCCAGTAAAGCATAAATTTGCTGTGCAGTCATCTTTGTCATTTTCACCGCATCCTTCATGAATCCTTGAAAGATAGAAATAACACGATTCTTATATGAATCCAAAATCGTTGATGGGTCATTCGACCCGAGAGACTTATTCAATCCGATGTTTCGGTTTGCCGCATCCCAAAATCCTTCATCAACGAGTTCTGTCAACTTGGTCGGAGTCTTTAGTGGAGAAGTTGTGGAACGATTGTACGCACTTCCCTTTACATAAGTGTTAGGGTTGTCCCGTTGATTTCTCCCTCCGACATTGTAATTTGGGTCGAATGTTCCACTCTTTTGCGGACCCACCGAGGAAAGAAGCCGAGCAAGAGTATCCAATGAATCCTTGGCCTGTTGCTGTTTTTCATTAAGTGGAACTTGTTCGTCAAACATTGGTGCTACTTGACCTTCCCAATCTTTCATTGCCTTCTTGAGAGATGATATGAATCCTTCCCATAAGGAACGAAGTTTGGTCTCGGCGGGGTTTTGAATTTGATGCCCAACCATTGCGCCCATCGCACCCATTGCTTGAGCGCCTCTTGCCTTAAGTCGGCTGAATTCTCCTTCATTAACGAAAGGAGACCCCATGACATTTTGAATATATTCGTGATCCATATTACAGGTATAAATATAGGGTACTAGAGCATACCAGTCAACATTCTATAAACGAAAAAGGGGAGCCGAAGCTCCCCTTGATGATTGTGTTCTGATTAAGCCGTTGGGAAACTCGCCCCACTTGGCATAACGTTGAAGTCAAGGATGATGAATTCAGCAGCCTTGGTTGGCTTCAAGTAGATTTGGCCGTATAGGATATTGCGGTCAATCAAGTCTGGCGTGTTGTTGCTTTCATTCATTACAACTTGGAAAGCATACAGACCTGAGCGTTGCTGCACACTCTCAAGGTATGGGTTTACAATTGCCAAGAACTTGTTACGGGTTTGTGCCGTATTCTGCTCGAACACCAAGTATCTTGCCGTTGAGGCGAAGAACTTCTTAATTTCGATGAGCAAGCGACGGACGTTGATACGATCAAGAGCCGAAGACTTCACTTGAAGTGTCTTTTGGCCCCAAGCGACGATACCTTGGCCCGGGAATGCTGCGATTGGGTTGACACGGCCCTCATAGAGGGTGTCACGTTCCAGATGAGTGGTTCGGTCAGTCACCTGCTTGGCCTGAGCGATACCACCACGGTTTAGACCAGCAGCCGCCCACCATTCTCCCGCAACTCGGTCGTTAGCGGCGTAAACGGCTGGCATGACTACGGACGGAGGAACGGTCACAATCTGATTGATGTCCGTATCCTTAATCTTAACCCACGGGTAGTAGGTTCCAGCATAGCTGGTGTCAAACTCACTTGCGAGAGCAACCACTTCATCAATTTGACCAGACGTTGGGTTTCCATCGTCTTGATAGAGGTCAAGGATGTAGAAGCAATCACCACGATTCTCACACATTTCAACCACTAGGTTTACCACATATGAGTGCAACGAGTAGATGATACCCGGCGTTACAATGAGGTTGATGTCAAACTCATCGGCATTGCCAAGAGCACCAATGCATTGTCGGTAGGCAATCGAACCAGCAGTCGTGCTATTCACACAGTTCAAACCTTGGGTATTACCGGCGGTAATATCTGCACCCAAATTGACGTGAATTGCGGGTGATTGTCCTGTGAATCCACCTTGGAATCCAAAGACGAACTTACGCATCTTGACATAGGTGGTTTCGTTTGCTGCGTCATAGATGGATGGAATTGCCCCGTCCAGTGATGGGTCGAGGTAAGAGCCAGACCCCACACCATTAGCAGTGATAACTTCGTCAAGAGCAAAGATTGTGTTGTTACCAACAGTTGCTTGTGCCGGTGATGGAGCGAAGTATTGGAGATTGTCTCGCCAATGCTCAACACCAACCGAAGAGGTTGGGTACAATGAAGTCAATTCAGCATCGGCTCCAATAGGAGGACCGTTGAAGTCAATACCTGATGCATATTTACCCGGATATAGTCCATACACCGAGGCTTTCGTGTAAGCAATTGGATTGCACCACTTACCAATTTGACCATTGACGGGCACCGCATAAGCTTGGAAGCCATAAGGCACTGCCGTCACTGGGTATGGGTTATCCGCCACTTCAACACGAATGTTCTTGCTGAGAGCGTCATACGTTCCGAATTCGATGATTTTACCATCATAGCGGATGTAATTGTATCTGTCACCGATGCGGCGAGCAATGAAGTCAGCCGATGTTGGATCGAGGTTACAGTTTGGATACTGCTCAAGAACCTTGTTGCGCTTGTCAGTATCGCTGTAGTCACGAACAACTACCGTAAATGTTCCCCAATCGCTTCCGGCAACTGTG